CAAACAAATTGAACTCTGCCGTTCTTACTATTAGCATCCATTTCTCTTTGTGCTATTCTTTTAGATTTCATACAAGCAGATAGGTTTGGTTTGAAAACGTGTTCTATCATTTTGCCATTAAGAATTAATAATAAACCAATAACACCTTCTTTGTTTAGATGTGCTTTACCTGGCTTATAATCTAACGCCATTGTTTGCGTAGATAGGAATAGTATGGATAGAATTATTAATAAACACTTTTTCATTAACACTATTTATTATGATTAGTAGTTTAAACGATTAGTGAGAGTCGCCGTTATTGGCTTTTAAACTACGTTGACCATCTTTTAGCTTCTCAACATCGTCACTTAGGTCTTTAACATCTTGTTGTAGTCTTGTGATGTTAACACCGTTGTTCATCATGTCTTCTAGACGATTCTGTATCTTCTCTACTTGGCCTGCTATGTGTTCAATAAGCATGAATTGTTCTGAGTCTGCTGGTGGTGAACCTAATTCACCACGTGGCCATTTAATTCTAAACTCTGAATTCTTTGATTGTTCACCTTCTAGTCTCTGAACTGCTTGATTAACATCTTTTTCGGCTAGTTGGGATTTAGTTTCCAACATAGTAATTCTTTCAGCAACTCCGAAGTATGCCCATACACCAATAGCAACTGCACCCATGATGGAAATTAAATTCCTCATAGGCATTGATATTGATGTGCTATCGCTAATTTTCATTATTTTTTCTTATTAATTTTTTTCTTTAATGTATATTTTTTGCCTTTAATTTTGTATACTCTTTTTTTCTTAGGTGCTTTACCACCAACCCAAGCCTCGTTAATATCTGCAGTAGATTTGTCATCACCTTTATAACGTCCACGTTTAGTTCTTGCACGTTTAACTTCCATTGCTTTAGTTAAAACTAAAGGTTTGTCGTATGTGCCGATTACTCTTTCTAGCCATGTCCACATAGTAGTACTCCTTCTTTATTTTTTAAATGGATTTAAGTTTTTAATACCGTTAGTTGCACTTTTAGTTGTTGACTTAACGCCGGACCCAACTTTACTTGCTAGGTCTTTTGCTTTACCAACTACGTCGGGTATTTTAACCTTTGGTATTTTTATTTTTGGCAGTTTAAACATAATCTTATCTTAAGCTCTCCATGATGGCTTTAACAAAATCTGCATTTGCTTTTTTTGTTTCATCACATATTGTTCCTGCTGTACTAACCGTTTCGCCACAAAGTTCTTTTGAAACTTCAATACACCATCTTTTTAATTCTTGTAACATTTCTTCTCCTTATGATTTCTTTTCTCTTTTATATAGAGTCCACGCACCATAACCAATTGCTCCCCAAGCCGCTAGTTTGGCTAATGGTCCTGCAATTAATATCACAACGCCTACTGCTATTAATACAGTACCATCCCATGATGTTCTTTCGTCTACTCTATCTTTTACCCACTTAATTGGATTCATAACGTATCCTCCTGTTGCAATTATATGTGCATATTTATCCAAAAAACTCCACCAGATCTGGTATATAATCCTTTAATTTTATACCTCTATGAGTATCTTGTATAGTAGTGAACTCTAATAGTTGTTTTTTAAGTCCTGTTATGTCTCTTTCTTTATATGCTTTAAGTTTTTCAGCAAAAGCAAATATTCCATATCTAATTAATTCTGGATGGTTTGCTTGTTTCTCTTTGTGAATATTTGCTACAATTTTTTTAATATACCATTCTGGAAGAATGTCCCAATGCATAAAACGTGGATCGTTTAGAACTTCGATCATTACAGGTACTTGTGTTTCATTTACAGCTAACGGAGTAAGTGTTTTTATAACATCGATAGTTGAGTGTATGTTCCACATTTGTAATACAAAATTAAATCTTAATGTTGAATTTTTGTTTAATGTTTTTACAAACGCATTGTACTTTAAAATATTTTTGTAGACAGTATTATATACTGCTGGATATCTTACATACTCATAAGTTTTATCAATACCATCCATACTAATAATAAGATCAAGTTTTTTGAATTGTCGTACCATGTCAAAAAATTTTGGATGAATTTTTGTTGCATTAGTAGTGACGTCGAGTATAATATTTTTTGCAACGCCGGTATCAATACAATGTCGTAATAAATCAAAGAACTCTGGATTTAATGTTGGCTCACCTCCGGTAACGTGAATAAGTTTACTCTTTACTGCTACCTCTTTTATTTTGTCCATGTTGGTTTTATTCTTTGGCCATGCATAGTCTTCTTTAAAATATCCATCATAATATTTCCATGATGTATCTTTGTTTGGATCTTTTTCTTTACTGTTCCATCCAAGTGCTTTCCATTCTTTCCAAAGTTCACTAGATGCATAAGGAAAACACATTTTACATTTTAAATTACATTTGTTTCCAAGTTTAAAATCTACTTTTTTAATGCTGTATTCTGTTGTATTATTATTCTTAGCAAAATATTCTTCATTAATAACGGTTCGAACAGAACGATCATATAGCTTTTCATTTTTATAACAGGTTACACATTCAGGTAATAGCTTACCTTCTAACATAGATTTTCTTACGTTGTTAAGATAATCACTGTTAAACCAGTTGTCGATACTATCTATATCTTTAATAGAAGTTTTTTCTGTAGAAAGTAAAGCAGTCCATTGTGCTTCACAACACATTTGCATACGTCCAGTTGGCGTAACAGTAATACTATCAAATGGTACTCTACAATAAGATTTTGAAACTTCTTTCATATTAAAAATAATGAGCTAGTTCAGGAATATAATTTGCAATATTAATATTTCGGTGGTTGTCTTGTGTTGCAACAAATTGTTTTAATTCTTTCCACTCATTTTTATTTTGTTTTGTATTATAGTTCTTAAGGTTAATTAAACAATCTTGTATAACAGCATTCATTGTTTCGTTGTTTGATGATTGTTTAAGCATTATTAATTTCTTTATTTGTTGTACAATATCTTTAGTATCTAACAAGTTATAAGACATAAAAGATGGATCTTCTAAATAAATTATCCCGGGTTCGGAATTAATACAAAGAGGAGTATATTTTTCTATAAAATTACTAAGGTGGTGCAAATTAAAAACTTGTAAACAAAAAATAATAGTAAATCTAGAGTTAGGTTTATTCTTTAACCAGTTATGATAAAAATTTGTGTTCTGTTCGATAATATTAAAGTTTCCGGGATACCTAATATAGTTAAATGTATCGTTCAAGCCATCGATACCTAGTGATACCGAAACAGAGTTAAACTGATCAGCCAGGTCAATAAATTGAGGAGGTATAACTGTTCCGTTTGTTACAATATCAAAATCAATATTTCTTGCATAGTTGTTGTCAACACAATGTTTCATCCAATTAAACAAACCTTTATGTAATAGTGGTTCGCCCCCGGAGAAGTGAAAACGTTTGTGATGTTTGGCCATGGCTTTTAATTTTTCAATATTCTTTTCCTTCGTTGGCCAGTTATAGTCAACTTTATCTTTAGTTGAACTTTTTACTATCGGATCGTTGTTTTTCCAACCCAGTTCTTGGTATTCCTTTTGTAATTCACTACTAGTACATGGGTGACACATTTTACATTTTAAATTACATTTGTTGCCAAATTTTAGGTGTACAGCTTCGAAGTTAATATGGTCTAGTGGTTTGTTTTTATTTTTTTTAAAATAATTGTAATTAGCTTCTTGTCTAAATGATTGTTTACCACGTTCCTCGCATTGGTAACAACCAATGCATTCCTTTAAAGGTTTACCTTCTAGCATTGATTTACGCACTTGGTTCATATATGAACCATGAAACCAATCATTAATGTCGTCAACATCGTTAATATGTTTTTTATCGTCGGGAAACGTATAGTCGTGTTTTGCGTTAGTTCCATATGGAAAAAAATTATAATAACAAAATTTCATTAAGCCAGATTTATCTACAATGGCTTGTTTAAAAGGATATCGACAATATGTTTTAGGAATTTTTTTCATGAATATATTTTAAAATTAAATGATTGTATGCATCTAAATATTGCATATCGTCTTCTCTAGGTACAACCTCAACTTGCTTCTTCAATTCTTGTTCAATAGAACTATTATTAACATTACCTAATGCATGACGTAATGCTCCCGGTCTTTCAACAAACCCAGCCGACATATATGAATAAATGTTACCGTTAGGAACTACACAAATTTTTACTTGTGGAGATTGTTTTGGACGCAATTCGTTATAAGTTACTCGCATTAGATGTGTGTCTTCACCATGCATGGCGTCTTGCAGTGCGTAACCATAATCAATAGTCATGTTCATTTTTTTAATACGTTCGTCAAATGCTAACAGTGTGTCTTGAACTTTGTTTCGTTCGTTAATCTTATATTGGAACGTATAGTCCTCTCTTAACGATAAGTTACTTGCACCACCTATATCTTGTATATAATTTATGATGCTATGTAAATTTTCAAAATGTTTTGGTAATAAAACATAGTTTAAAAATAATTTAGTCTTATCATCTCGTTTATTGTAATTGGTTAAATTTTCTTTTACAACTTGCCATCCTAGGTTATGTCTAGTTGTTGCTACATATTCTTCATTATCTAATCCATACAAAGATATTCTTAAATGATCTAAGGAATTTATGTAAGGATTTTTTGATATTATTTTATCATTTAATAAAAATCCATTAGTAACCATTCTTGATTTATATCCTTTATCAATTAAATCTTTACATATATCATTGATGTAAGGACTAGTAAGAGGTTCCAATCCTCCAGTAATACCAAATCTATTTTTATCTTTGCCATCGTCTTGTTCTATAATTTGTTTGTATACATTTTTACTTTTCTTTATAACAGCATCATAGTTTCGTCCACAATACAAGCATTTGAACATACAACTAGTGCCAGGATATAAGTTTATTCTATAAGGATATTTGTAAACACCATCAATAGCGGCTTGAATTGCTCCACTCTCAATGATAGGTTGTAAGGTTTTCCAGTAAGGAGAATGCTCTATAGGCTTCATATTGTTAATTATTGGAGCCAGCTCATTGGTTGACTATATTGTGATATATGTTATTATATACATATATTATGATAAATATGAATATGAAAAAACTGATAGCAACACTATTTGCAATAGTATTTTTAACATCGGCTTGTTCTGTAAAGAACCCATCACTTGCTTATGGCAAGAAATGTATGGTTGAAGACGAACAAGTAGTTTATTCTTATGTTTGGTTATTTGATTCTGAATCAGGATTAAAAGCAACAAAAGAACAGTGCTCTCAAATAGCAGAGTAATAGACTACTATAAGTACTACAACAGGAGTTTAAATAATTGATAATGAAACGATTATTAGGTGCAATATTACTATTAACGGTTTTAAATGGATGTGCAGGTCTTCCATTAGTAAGTACCCTTGAAGGCAGTCTTTCAATTAATGGAGCAATAGGAGCCGCGACAGGAAAATACGAAACCCAGGCGGTGAATGCTTTAGTTAATCTAGCGTCACATAAATCAACTGGCAAAACAGTAAGTCAACATTTGTACGCGGCAGTTGAAAACAAATATACAAAAAAACGTCTTGAAAAACACTTTAAAAATAAAGAATTATCAGTTACTAATTTTGAAATTGCAAATAAATCTTTAAAGAATACCTGGCACGGGATTAATTCATCGGTATCAACAGCAAATTATACTTTGTTAGACAAGTATGCACCAAATTTTAGAGTTAAACTAAGACATCCAGAAAAAACTTTCAATACACCAATACCAACAGTACAGATTAACCAACACCAAGCAAGTATAAAACGTAGTTACTACATGGTTGTCCAGTAATAAATTAAAGTAATTTATGTATAAACTGTTAATACTAGCATACCTAATAACCCAAAGCCCAATAGAAACACAAAGAACATTTCAAATGCAACAAACATTTGACACAATGGAAGGGTGTAAAAAAGAATTACTACTACAAACAAGAGACAACGGTACCTATGATGTATTATGGGAATTTGTTGTAGACGGAAACTTTAAATGGGATTGGCTTGTTGCCGGTTGTAAGAACGACGAAACAAAAGAAGAGTTTAGAATAGAACCAACATATCCATTAGGCAAACCCGAAGAACTTGAAGGTTTAAATTTTTCAAACGAGAGATTTCAAAAAGTAATTTAAATTATTTTGTATGTAATTCAGTTGGTTGTTTTTTACAGACGTCGTCTGTTGCACCAAATATACAACCAAGTGCCTCAGCAATTGATTCCATATTGCCAACACTATCAAGTACAGTAACCGTTTCTTTTTTACCAGAATCAATTTTAGGTTTGGCACAACCAAACAAACCAAGTAGAATTAGTATTATGGCGAGAGTCCATATTATATTTCTTTCGAATTTTTTATCCATTACAACAACTCAATACATCCATCATAAAGTAATGATATATTAAGATGCCAACTATAATTCCTTCTAGCCATGCCGCATATGCACACCACACTGGATATTTTCTAATTAATGCAATCTTCCAATCCCAAATATTTTTCATGAATTTTTTTATAATCTTTTTCATAGTGTATTATTTACAACTAACGGTGTAGGACTTTTATTTGCTTTTAATGATTTTGGTATCTGCTATTTTGTCTTTGTTTATACCACTTTTGATTGTGTAAGATAAGGTTCCATTTGCTCCTGCTTCAACGGGTCTACGGTGTGATCTAAACAGCATAGTTTTCCATTTTTGTTCCTTCAGCTTTTCTGAATAGTTAACTAAATGTTTTTTATCTCTCATGGGTAAGTTTACTTATGTGAATTAAGCAGGTCAGATATGCAACTTTTACATGGTAATATATGTCTATATACAGTTGCTCCTTCACGCCCTTTACCATGCGTGTACGCCGCTCTATGCACGTTTAAACGGTAGACATAAGGCAGTTTATCGTGTACTATTTGTAAGTTAAGGCCCTCATAGCTCAATTGGTAGAGCAACTGATTTGTAATCAGTAGGTTCCCTGTTCGAGTCGGGGTGAGGGCACCAAAACCGTTAAACACCAACCATGCTTCTAGAAGAAGAAACATGGTTCTTTTGGTGTTTTTGGTATGTTTGGTAATACTTAATAAGGTTGGGGGATTAGCTCATCTGGGAGAGCGCCTGATTTGCATTCAGGAGGTAGCAGGTTCGATCCCTGTATCCTCCACCAATATTGGATTGACATTGATATACTATTGTTGTACTATAATAGTATTATGGAAACAATCAAAAAACTTATTGATAAACCAGCGGCATGGATGTATTTTATTCTTGTTGTTGCTTTATTGATCATAGTATCAAATAACTCAAGCACAATCAATGACTTAGAAGCCGACCTAGTAGTTGCTAATGCTGAAATCTCAACAACCGACAGTACGTTAGAAGCGATGTCAAACGAGATAGCAGTTCGCGATGATGCGATAGCAGGATTAACTGTGTCAGCCAAAGATGCAATAGCAGGATGGGAATCGGTTAACATTAAGCTGAACGACTCTGATTCTTTAAGAGGAGAATTAGAATCACAACTTGCTGATGCGGATTCAACACTTGCTGATGTGCAACAAGAGTTAAGCGATACTAAAACATTATTAGATGTTTGTGTTAACACACAGGCACAATAAATTATAAAATCTGGGGGTGTAGCTCAGTTGGTTAGAGCGACCGCCTGTCACGCGGTAGGCCGAGGGTTCGAGTCCCTTCACTCCCGCCAAAACGAGTTCGATTCCCCCAGGTACTCTCCACAACGTACAATAATTAATTGTGTGAAACGATTTTATTCAATTAAATTAAAAGAGCATAAAGAAAATATTCCTGTATACGTAGCAAAGATGTTATTAGTAAAAGAATCAAAATTGATAAAATATCTGCTTGAGTATCGTGCAATGAAATGGGTATATAGAAAAAGCACTAACACACTAGACGTATATGCAAAAGAAAAATATCTAATGTTTGGAAAATTAAAATATCCAGATATGTTTGGACGCAAAGGAAGAATGGGGTTTATGGAATTGTATATTTCTCATCAGTTACAAAGATCAATGGAATTATCAAAAGGTAGTATGTAATGGAACTAGGACACTTCTCAGATAAAGGAATTCCTGTAAACAATAATGCCGAAGGTATCAAAGTAAATTCGTTAGGATATCGTTGTCCAGAGTTTAGTCCTTTACCAGAAGGAAAAAAGAATGTTATTGTATTAGGATGTTCACACACATTTGGTGTTGGGCATACAGAAGATACACACTGGGTTGCTCATTTATCAAAACACAATACAAAACAATTAAGGTATTGGAATCTTGCTGTGCCTGGGTGTTCTGGAGATAGAATGGTACGTATTTTATATGGTGCAGAAAAAGTTTTATTTCCTAAATTTATTATTTGTTGTTGGCCAAGTAGCAGTAGAAGAGAACGTTTAGATAAAATTCCTATAGATTTATTTGGACGAGACAAATATAATAGATTTGAAACAGAAGATACCGATCAGCAAAACTTTTTAAAGAATGTTTTTTTAGTACAAAAACTTGCCGAATACAATCAAGCAAAAGTGTTTCATTGTTTTGCAGAAGAAATATCAACGTTACCAGCAAATATAAATGTAATGGATTATGCTACACTTAACAGTTGTTGGCCACCATGGGATCAATACCTTGGAAAAGAATCACGTAGAGAAAGAATAACTAATCCAAATGTAGCACAAGACGGAAAACATTATGGAGATAAACATCATTTAGGTTTTGCAGAACTATTACTGAACAAGTTCTCATCAAAACTAAAATAATCGTTAATATTAATTTTTCTAAGATAGTCTTGTTTTTTAATAAACAACGATAAATTAGGATTGTTTGCAATAGTTCCACCATCAGTATTATCCGAATCGGTTGCTATTTGAGAAGCCATAGTGTGTAGTATTTTATTATTACTTGATAAAAATTCTATTTTTGCATTAACAGTAAAAGGATTTTTATATTTTACATTTAATACGTCGGGCATATTTAAAAATGCCCAATCGTGATCAATATTATTATCAGATGCATATTTTATAATATTTGGAAAGTCTTCTATGTTTAAGCAACTAACAGTAGTCCAAAAATTTAGTTTAAGAAGTTTATATTGCTTTTGTAGTTTTTTATATTCTTGTACAGTTTTTGTAAATTTTTCCCATTTAATTGGCCAACGTACATAATCATGAACGGTACCGACACCATCAAAACTTATTGTAACAATAACCATAATTTTCTTTTTGAGTAGTGTTATTATTTCATTAATCATTCTTGAACCATTAGTATTCATTCTAACTATTTTAGTATTCACCGGGAGATTGTTTAATATCCTTTTATAGTTTTTACTTGCAGTTGGCTCACCACCATTTACATCTACCTCAATTATTCTGTCCTGCGGAAATTTCCAAAACTGTTTATAGTTGTTTACACGGATGTATTTTTTACTTGCAAGGCTACCAATTTTTGTACTCAATCCATCATAACAAGTTTGACAAGCACTATTACATACGTTGTCTAATACTCCACCGATAATAAGATAGTTTTCTTTTACTGGGTGTAGCATCTTGTGTCTCGCAATACTTTTAGTTCGTATGCTTTCTCCAGTAACTTTTTCAGTACGTTGACAACGCACACACTCTTCTGGCCACTTGTCTTTGTCCATTGTGCGTTGAATGTTACGTAGCCAATCGCTTTTTTCTAATTCATAAAATGTTTTAAACCCAACAGTAGTATTCATATGCCCACACTTACCAATAGTACCGTTTTGATTTATTCTAGCAAAGTGATTAATTCTTGGGCAAAACATTTATTAAATCCTTTATAACAGTTTCTAACGTTGGTCTCTTGTGCATATATTTTTTTATTAATTGCTCATCAATCTCAGTAAATTTTTTTATAGGATCAACAGTAATGTCATCATACTCTTTCCCTTCTTTGCTTTTAGATAATAAATTGTCTAAAGTGTACATTGGTGTTAATTGTATGTCACCATCAAAATATTTTTTTAAATGTAGTAGCCAAATAAATTGCGGAGCAAAATGCAAATCAATTAATTTGTTAGTACTGATATAATCCATTGCTTCATTAACAGTTATTTTCATCATATAAGCTACTTTGTTTACGCCTGATATAAATCGTTCAGTTGGATCTCTTAAAATAACAACAATATTTTTTAATTTTTTAATGTCGTTATTAATAATCAACTTGTCTTTTTGTTTCATTAGTTTAGATGAGCCATTTTTAAATATTGGATAAACGTATAAGCCTTTAATCTTTATAACTTTACAATCTCTGTTTAGTAAAGTATTCCAATTTGATAACATTATAATGGTGTTCCTTGAGTTTCCAATACTTGCTTGACGTATGCCTCAGCAGAAATACTCTTAGGATCACTAAACGATTGTGTGTTAACACTGCCAGGACGGATCAAAGACATTTTGATATTACTAGCCTGTGCATTTAGTTGTTCATGAGATAGTTCCAAACTCATTTTTTGATTGCGATACTGCATTGACTCACGCATAGTAAGTCCATTAATTTCTATATCGTATGAGTTAGTACACAGTTTTGTTGATATATTCCAGATATAGTGAACATCTTTGTAAAGTTTCCATCGGTGCCAAACTTCAAATAATAACTCGGTCTGAGCATAAAAACTTATTGCATTATTGATAAAAAGCTCACAAGGTTCAATTATGGATGCTGTGTGAACTGTCCTACGAATGTTTTCTCCGTCACTTCTAGAAATACCAATTATCTCGTGTCCACGTGCAGATAATTGCTCCGCGAATGCTTTACCAATTCCGTGTTTATGACCTGTTATAGCTATTTTCATTTTGCTCTGTTTCAAACGTATTTAAATACAGTATATGAAATCATATTTTATTCTGACTTGTGAAAACCAAGAAAAAATTGCAGAAGGTTTGTATAATTTTTTAGAGGCAAACGATTTAATAGAAACAGCTAATTCCTTTTGGAATGCATTAACCAGACAAGATGTAATAAAAGTAATTAATACCAATCCAGATCTTATGGAATGGTTCTCATCAATGAATTTAAGAGTACGTGATATAAGTTGGACAATCTATTCAAAACAAAATAAAACCAGTATGCATACAGACGAGCCACCGGTTATTGCAAAGATTAATTTTCCTGTGTTAAACACACAAGACACATATAACATTTGGTTTGATAAGAATAAAAAAGAAATCGATAGAACCGAATCTACAAGACCTATTGTGTTACGTTCAAATATACCACATACAGTTGAAATGGGACCTAATGCTACATATCCTAGAATTCAGTTTAGCTTTTGTTTTTATAACGAACCGCTTCACTTATTAGGGTAGGGCACTCAATAAATCTATCATTGCGTTTTTGTATACGTTGTACAACATTGTCTAGTTGATGTTTGTAATCTGGTGTTTCAAATATGTTTTGTGTTTTAAAATCGTCCATGGTACCCCAGTCTTCTATTTTGTTTAGCCAAACCCTATCAGCACCATATTGCTCACCTAGGTCAATAATGTTTTCCATTTCGTGATAGTTGTCTTTTTGCACAACAAAGTGTATTATAAATCTAAAATTATGTTTCTCTTTTAATTCGGCTATGCAGTCTAAGTTCTTTCTAATTTTATCCCAATTACCACCTAGTCTTAATTTCTCATACGTTTCTTTACTTGCACCATCAATGCTTACGCCTAGGTCTCGCAAGTTGTTTATAATGTATGGTACTTTGGTATGAAACTCTTTAAACATAAGTCCATTAGTTAATATGGAATACTTGATATTATTTCGCTCCGGAGTTTGTTCCATGAAGTGTCTATATACGTGTGAAGCAAAAGGATCTCCATCAGATCCTATATGCACTTGGATTGGATGCGTATATGTGTACAACCAATCATTTATTTTATCTGCAAGTTTAATTCCTAACTTAAATGCAGAACCTTCTTTGTGAAATATTAAATCTTTACGACAGCTCGGGCACCTCAAATTGCAACTGTCATCTATAGCAAGTCTTAAATGCTGTATGCGTTCTGGCTGGCCATGCGATACAGAATCAGACTTTATGTAAGAACATTGATGTTCATTACAATAACGATACGTTCCATCAGCAACAGAACTTTGTAAGTATTGTTGCATTTTAGAATTAATAATTTCGTCTAATGTTTTTAATTGTAAGTTGCCTATGCTTTGTGGTAGCCATGATGTACACTCACAAGCATAACAAGATCCATTTTTATCTATGAGAACAGTATCGTATGGTCGCGGACATATATTTTTAATTTGTAAATTTTTCTTTGTGTCGATGTTATAATGTTCAAATAATCTTTGATTAATCATCTAGTTTTTAATTCTTCTTCGTTTTTCTTTTTCCATTCGTCCGTAGTGTTTGGATCTTCCCACTTATATACTTCTTCTTCTGTTCGACTACATCCAACACAAAAGCCACTGTTTTCATCAATACTACATACACCAATACATGGAAGTCTATATATTTCATGTGAGCTGATACTAAATCTTGCCATTTCTCTTAGGATCTGTTATCATATCCAGTGTTAGTGTAACACCGTCTGGAACAACATACGAGTCTTTTAACTTACCTTGCTCTTGCTGTTGTCGTAGGATCTTGCGATTGCGAGAACGTCTTTCTTTCTCGTACTGTTTATTTTGTTTTTTGTTGGCTCTTTCGCCGGCTTGTGCTTTATATGTGTGATGTATGCCCATACATTTTGCTCCATAATTTACTTTTAATTATCTGTTCATGACCAGTAATGTTAGATTTTTGTTATGTTAACTTAAATGCAGTTTCAAAAGGTCAGGGCACTCTGTTTTACGCAAATTTACGCATTCGCGTATAAAAATAAAAAACGCATTATAAAAATTTACGCATCGGGTAAATGATTTTTTAAACAATGTTTCATGCCGCTCATATACATTGGTTTAATTATATGTACTGCATTAAATTCTGCTTGATCTTTATATGGTGTTTCAAATGTGTAGTTAAATTTAGATTTTAAAATATTTTTTTGTATTTGTGCTTCTTTAATACTTTCAAGCATAATGTTTTCGGGCATACTCATTACTTTATAAAATATTCTTTTATCACAATATAAAGACGTAACTAGTGTATCTCCTGCGTGTGAAATTTCTCTATTATATAAACCCGGTGCATTTTTTCTTGCAAAATCGTCTTTCCATGCATCTTCGCGGTCAGTTTCTAATTCTTTTATTAATTCTTCTTTAGTCATGTCGTGGAATGCTTCTTGCCAAGTTTTTACAGGTTGGCTCCACAAATTATCTCGAGATGAATAACAATCCTTAAAATCGTCAAGTGTTTTGTTAAATTCTTCTAATTTTTGTTGTATAGATATTTTTTTTGGAATCTGTTTAGCAAACATATATTCGTAATAGAAAAACGGTTTGTGCATAAACATATTGTCTCCGTTTTGCCCAAATAATAAAACATCGGGTTTACTTTTCATGTTTGCAAGTTGCCATTGTGAGGGAAGAGTATCCCAATAAAAACAACTAGGGTCGTTCATAACTTCACCAGCAATTTTGCTTATGCTATCTTTGTCTAAAGGAAAATGGTCAACTTGTACATTTTTATTTTTTGTTTTATTGTTAGCTTTTTGCTTGTAATCAAATGGTCCATTTGAAGGAGCAAAGTGATACATAATTTTTTTAGATTCAGGAAAATATTGATCTTGTAAAACAGAATCAATGCCTTCACTTAAACTGCTTGTAATATTTTTATAATTTTGTTTAATAACTGACGCATGACTGTCCATACAAAAATGAATATATTCTTCAATTTCTGCACTTGTATTAAATGCTGGTGTTGTTGGACTTAATGCATCAAGGATTGACTTGTGTGTGTTATGAATTCTTTTAATATTAAGTATGTTATCAACAACTTCTAAACAATGATCGGGTTCTAATATAAAAGTATTTTTAAAAATGGTTTTACATTTGGACGGAGAATATTGCCTCATTCCTAAATTAGGACCCGAGTCAGTATATGCGGCCCAGTCTAGAATAAATGTTTCCCAACGTTCAAACGTTGTTAATACTTTATAATTTCGTTCTTTTTCTGGTATATTAAGCCTATTCATTACTTCCGGCATATCAATATCTTTTGAATTAAACGGAAACAAATATATTGCATTTGTAATTTCAATTCTGTCTGTTTGTCGATAAAAAATTTTAGATTGACAGAAGTAATCAACTATAACTTTTACTGATGTTTTTGTTAAAATTACTGCCCAAAATGTACCGTTTGAATTTTCTAATAAATGGGGATCTCGAAAAACAATTTCATCTATAGGTTCTTCAATAACATATCCAGAGTAAATTACAAGGTGTTCTTTGTTTTGTGTTACATTACACTTTTTATCTGCCCACCAATACCACTGTCCGTATTTGTTAGTTAATTTTTCTTTATTAGATATAAAAAATTTCAAAATTTAACTCCTGTTACTTTAATTATAATTCTATCCTTCTTGCTAGTATTTTCTGTCCAATGTAATGCCCGCCAGTTGTTTAATCTAATACAGTCTCCTGCTTTCCATATCCAATCCCAGTCATTAATTACAAATCGTTGTCCCCAAACCCGGTCCTCTACGGCAATAAACATACGCCATATATCTATTGCTGGTGTTTCTAACGAGTGTTTTAACTTTAATAAACCCGGATGCGCCATACATATATCTTCTAAATAATATCCTAAAAAATCTAAATGTGGTTTACATACTTGTCCGGGTTTTTGTATTTGTATTTTTGTATCAAGAAATACTAAATCAGACCATATTTCTTTTGCCCAATTGTTTAATTCGTTATTACGTACACTCCAATATCCTTCATCGCCTTCAGTAGCATTTTCTATTTTTATTTCTGGAACATTTACTTTTTTTAATTTTTTAAAACCCCATGCATCGGCATTTGCAACAGTTGGTGCAGTTTTATACTCGTTAATAGTTTTAGTCCAACTAATATATTCTTTTAAGTTCATCTATTGCCTTTAAGTAATTGCCTTTTGGTTTAGGCATATATTTTATGTTATGTCCAAATAAAAAATCTTGTTTAGTTGGCAGTGTGCATTCTAGCTGTTTCCTTCCTAATACAATTAATCCGTTAAGATAATACTGTGGACGTAATCCTTTGCCAGTAAGATTTGCTATTAGTTCATATACTGCTTTTGTTCTTTGGAAACATTCCGGAGTACCGTCACCTATTATTGCATAGTTTACATCGCTATTCATTAATGCGTTTAGATCCGGTAACATATGATTGTCATCGTGGTGTCCAAATATAATAAAATCGTGTTGAGTCCATCTATATTCATGACTGCTTTTTAGTATAGGAATTATATTTTGAGTATTTTTATCTATTGAATGTTTTACACTATCAAAAAATTTTTGTCTTTTATCTTCTTGTAAAAACAAATAATTGTCTACAAGGTATAATTTTTTATCAGAATCTTTTATATGTTCCCAAATATTTTTTGCCGTGGTTCCAACAAACGTGCCAAGTTCGCATACACTTTTAGCGTCACTGTTTTTAATAATATTGGTAATATAATTGTATTGTTCGTTTGTAAATCCTGACCATAAACGTTGTAATTGCATATGGGTATTTAAATGCAGTTAGCCACCGCCACAAAAAAAGGCGACATAAAGCCGCCTCTTTTTAAATATTTTTAAATGTTTATTGCAATTTAGCGATTTGTTTTACAAACCCTTTGCCTGGAAAATACTTGTCTTCCCAAGTTTGGTATAATTCTTTCGCTTTTTCTTGCATAATAGTTCTGTCTGCATCTGACAATTCAACTATTTCACATCCTGCAAGTGCTTCAAACTCTTTAGCATCTTGTGTAGTCCAACCTCTTTCAAGGTTTGCTACTTCTTTTGCTACTGTGTTTAATGCATCTTGTTCGTCTTTTGTGCAACTGTCATAAAATTTCTTACTTACTACAATGTCAGTTAAGAATAGAGAGTGACTTGATTTTAAGAAAGATTTAGCTTCTTTGAATCTAATATAAGTTGTATCTCTAAAATCAACATCTTTACTTTCTCTAGTAGCTTCTAACCCTAGTGCTTTCATATAGTCAGCAGTAATTGGATTTTTGTTTATTAAAACTTTTTTACCTTTAAAATCTTCTACTGTTGGAATTGTGTCAAAAGATCCAAACGCTCTGTATCCGCCTGAATACGTGTATGCTAAACCTTTCATACCTCGTTTTTCTAAACCTTTGTTGATGTATGTACCAATATGTCCTTCTAATACTTTAGAAGCGTGTTCGTGTGATTTAAACGTCCAAGGTAGGTCAAACGCCCTATGGTCTCCACCTAGATCAGCAACTTCAACTTGTGCTATTGAAACATCATCGTCACGTAGTGCATCAAATAAATTTGCATAAGTTACTTCTTTATTATATTTGTCTTTATATGCACCAAAGTCTTCGATAAGCTCAACTTGTAAATTTCCGTTTGTTCGTTTTTCTAATAATTCTTTAAATGTTTTTGCAGGTCTCATTACGACCTCTTTTGGACAAGGTCCAAACCCTTGCTTATTTGTTGATAATACTAACCATTTTAATGTTTTCATATGTTTCTCCTTATGCAATATGTTTATTTACCAATATTACCATAGGTGCTAACAATTTGTAAGATAATATGCATATATTATATGCGTATATAATGAATTATTGTTCTTCGTCTGAATGCAGTTCGTTTAATAGCTGTCTTAACTTGCCACCCTCAACATTGGCTTTTTGTTTAACACCCATAGCTTCGCCTTTAGTAGGATCTAGATTAGGTGTTGGATCTGATGGTGATATTTTGGATTTTTGTTTAAGGGTATCATATACAGCAGAAGACTTATAACTAAATTGTTCTTTACCTTCTTCTTCCTCAAGATTTCTTATTCTTAGGGTGTCGATATCAAATTCTAAATCAATCTTGTGTCCAACACCAGAACTTGATCTAGTTTTCATAAATTGTATTTGATATCTTCCACGCTCCCTCATAGCTCTACTAGTAAAGATACCGATCACGTTATCTGCTGTTTGTACTTTAGATAGTCCACCTGCTATATGAGAATGATCGAATTCAATTTCTTCAACACTAGCTCTGTTTAATTGAGATGCTGTTGCTAATAAGCATTGTTTCTCAACTGCAAAATTTCTTAATTCCTCTGATACATATTTGTCTTTTATAAACAAGTCACTTGGAGATACTTTTTTACTTTTTGGCATCATTAAGTCTAAGTAATCAATTAGTATACAATCTATTTTCTTATTGTTTTTAAGTTCTAATTCTTTTATATAAGTTTTAATATCCATTATTGTATAACCACTAGGCATATACTTTAATTGTAAGTTACCTGCTTTTTTCTTTAGCATTTTAACTTTCATCTCAACGTCAGACATTTGTTTCATAACAGACCTTGTTGGAATATTAGTCATCATAGCATCTATTCTCATTGCCGCTAATGATTCAGATAATTCAAAAGATATGTACACTACGTTCAAGCCAACCAGTGCCCAGTTAACTGCAAGATTTTGTAAGAACAAACTTTTTCCAGCGCCTGATCCGCCTGCAAAAATGTTTAGTTCACCTCGGTTAAATCCACCAAACAATTTCTTATCAATTGCTGGCCACCCTGTGCTGACTTGTCCGTTTGAGTTCTTTAAAAACTCTAGTCTACCTTTTGGATCGTCAAAGTAGTCTGTACCTAGATCACGAGTCAGTCCAACGTTTACTGCTTCTTTAATCATATCCTCTACTGGAGCATAGTCGCCCTTTTCGAGTAAGTCTGCCGATTGGAGTATTGCACCTTCAAGTGCCTTGTGTCTGGAAAATGTTTCAAATTCATCTAACAACCATGAGAAGTGAGATGGGTCTAAATCTTTTGCACCTTTTAATTTAATATCGTGTTTAGCATTAACCTGATCAACTTCAGGCATGACTTTGTATTCTTCTACGTAGTCTTTAATAAATTTTGCAATAGGTTGTAATTTCCTATCAAAACTTTTTGGTGCAAAGATATTACTTGCTCTTGCAAATGATTCAGCATCTGCTAAGAACATTTCTAAATAAAGTTTTTGTACGTCAAATGTATATTCAGCCATTGTTTACTCCACATTGTATTTTACAACATTCGTGAGCAGATTTAAAGTCTTTTGTTGAATTAAAAAAATCAATTACCTTTTTGTTTTCTAAAATTTCGTTTAATGAGTGTGTAGCAATATTCATTTTTGCTTTTTTAGGTGAAAATAAACTTTTATATTTGTATCTATAAGTCCCTATCCAACAACACGGATAAAAATCTCCTTCAGCATCTATGTATAAATTATGGCTTGGTAAATTGTTCTTTAAACATTGAGGACTCATATTTGCAGTGTACTCTTTGTTTACAAGAACTTTTTCTTGGTGTTTGTAATAATTGTCAACATATTCTCTATCAGGCATTAATTCTTTTTTCCCTAGCCATCTATCACTTTGTTCTAGTTTAAATTCGTCAAACGTTAATTCTTTACTTAATTTTCCTGCTTCGTAAATCTGGTGTTGGTTATGCTTAAACACAATAAACTTCCAAATAGTTTTAAATTCTCTATGTTTTAAAACTTCAATAGCTTTCATTATTGAATCCCATTTAGCATTTTTTCTATATAAATGATTTGTATCTTCTAAGCCATCTATTGCAAACGTAATGCAATCATCTTTTTGCAAAATATTTTTTAGTTTATTCCACCAGGTTATAGTTTTAGCAGAACCGTTTGTGTGTATATGTAGTTTGCAATTATTATCTTTAACTTTTTGACATAGTTCTAAAAATTTAGAATGGTATATTGGGTCGCCATTATTGCCACAGAAAGTAATTTCTGCATTTGGTCCTACAAATTTTACAATATTATTAACATTAATTTCGTGTAAATTCCTTTTTTTAAATGTTTCATAGAACCATGTTCTGTCACATAGTGGACATTCTAAAGTACATTTACTAGTTGGTTCAATGTGAAAATTAACCATACATTTTCCTTTTTAAATCTATTTTAAGTTTACTAGATTCAGTTGATTGTAAAATAGTTTGCATAACAAATAGTCTTCCATATTTTTTAACAGCATCAGCAACATCTGTAATGTCTTCATCCCACTCCGGAAATGCTACGCTCCAACCAAATTCCATTGCTTGATTGATTAATTTTTCTCCTGGTGCATCTCTGTCTGGAACAACTATTACTTGCCTATTAAGGCCACTAATCAACTCTCGCTGTATATCATTTATCTCTGACCCCAGTATGCTAACACCAGAAATGGTGATGGCATCAAACGGTCCTTCAGTTACAATAACAAATTTTCTTGTCCAGTCCTGGATATCCATGTTAAAAACATAACCAGGTTGTACATCAGTATAATACTTTACTTTGTCTGACTGATCAAATATTCTACCAGTATAACCGACTATATCACCCTTCCAATAAAAAGGAATTAATAATCTTCTATCTATATCCCAAATGTTAAGAGGAGAATACATAAAGTCATACCACTCTGCTCCAATACCTCTATTTCTTAAATAATTTAATATAGCATCTATTTTTTCCCATTGTGGTTGTGTTAAATCCTTGCTAACATATTTTTCTAACCAAAAAGATAACTCGTGTGTATTTTTAGGTAGTGTTTTCTTTTTAAATGTTACAAACTTTTTCCTTACTTCTTTTGTATCGCCTTCTTCATGACGCATAGCTTCTATGGCAAGTTTTTTAATTGTATTATCTGCTATACCAAGCCAACCCATAAACTGTTTCATTTTATGAGATAATTTTCTTCCTATAACGTAAGAGGTTTTAAATCCACAATTAAAACAATGATAAGATAATGTTCCATCGGCCGATGTCATTATGCCGCCACGTTTCTTTTTATCTGCTGATTCGCCGTTGTGTATACAACAAGGTGCATTAAAAGAAAGCCACCCACTAGGAGTTTTCTTTTTGCCACCAGGTAACGAAGTCAGAACTGTATTCTGGATCAGGTTCATACAAGTACTATTTTACTGTCTATATAGGATTTTGTCAACGATTCCAGTATTATCAGTGTCATTATCCCAACTAAATCTTACCGAGTGGTAAACTCCATAAAAATTATAGTTGGTAACACCTGTAGAACTAGAGAATGCATTTGTTGGATTTGCTTTACCGTCCATGGTAATATTAAAATAATCAGCATCTGCCGGACTAGCCGACATTGTACCTTGCACCCTAACTGTTCCTGTGAAACTTTTAGTATACACTGCAATCGTGTGTAATGCTTTATTATTATTAGTGCCTGGCTTCGCATCAATGGCTCCTGATGTGTATTGCAATGGCCCGGTGGTCACAGTAAACGATGTTACTGATGTGCTGTTGATCGCATCTGGATATGCTCCATCGATCACTTCTAGAGTACCTGCGGCATTGTACCCAGTATCAGCATATGTGACTTCTCTTGAATTATCAGATTTAACTTCCCTAACTGAGAAGTTATAAAATTTAGCCTCTAATTTTAATAAATCGCCGTCAGTAATTGTTACTGATGCTGTGCCTTTTGCGGATACTGTTGAACCATCATCTAATATGGTTAAATTTCGTGTTAATGCAGAACGTTTTGTTTCAGCATCAATTATATTAAACTCGTATGTTTTAGCCGTAATATCCTGTGCTTTCTGATCCTCATTTTTAAATGAGAATGATACAGGGTTTGATACGCCTCTATGAAGTGTTATACGTCTATCGTACACTTTCGAATTCCTTCCATGATAACCACTTATATAACCAATTACCAGATTTGATAGTAAATACCTTGTTACTGTTTGCATAATACATATTTAACAGTATTTATTGAAAGACTATGAACGAACTTTTTAACACACTAAAAGATAAATTCCCATTCTTGAGCCTTATTCGTAAGGGCGATATGGAGTTTGTTGGTATAGTGCAAAATCAAGATATAAATGTACTGAGCTTTTACGATTATGGTAGAATTATGAATCCACAAGATAAAATGAGATATCTTAAAAGTGGTGAAGTTTGGTGGCATGAGTCTAATAGAAAAATACCAATTAACATATTTCTTAAAGGTGAGTTTAGGTATTTTCGATCAACACTAGTTACGTTAAATGCTAAAGACATCGAAATTGTACATGGACCAACGGTACGACTTTCTGAAATTTCAAAAAAACGAGTAAAAAGAAGAACAATTCAATTAGTAAGACGTCCTATTTAATTCCGCTTTTTTCCCATTTCCCAATATATTTTGCATAGTATTTTGTCAACGGATTATTCTTTTGATAACCGAAATTTTCTGAGCGATGAGTGGAGATTTTTTTCTTGCGTTTTTTAGTGAGTTTACGTTTGCTGTGGTGCACTAAAGTTATATTTAGCACGTTTTAACAAATTCATTTGTACAACGATTGCATGAGCATAAGCAACTGCGTGTGACTTTTTGAAAAAGTATGAACCATCAGTTGGTTTTACCCAAACGTCTTTTAGTATGTCTACCCAGTTCTTATACATCAGTCCTCTTTTAGCTGGACGTATAATTGCAAGTACAGCCGCAAGTTGTTCTATATTTTTTGGTTCTAGTTTAGCTACTATATTAAAATGGCCATTTAAATGGAAAAGGGTTTCAACTACTTGTGAATCTTTTAGCATATCCCAATCAGGCTCTTCGATCATTAGTTCAACTAGCTCTTGCTCAGATTTAATATCTTTGTAGATGTTTACATTAAGACAGTCTATTTTAAAATATCCCCTATCCTCTGCTTTTTTATAATCTAATGTCGAGTATCCGTTTATTGGATCTAACGGAGTAGCATGAAAGTATACTCCGGTTTTGTGTTTTTCATTTTTATTATCTTTAATAATAGATGCCGGAATATGTTTAAATAATTTTAATACGCCATCCCTATCAAAAAAGTCAATATCTACATCAGGCATTAATGCAATTTCCTTTTATTATGTTTATAAAATTGTTTTCTTGCACCGGGTTTTATCATATCAATTACTTCTAATAATTTTGTATATCCGGCTGTTTTAGTGCTTCTAACATTCATTTCTGGCATAACAATTTTTCCTATTCTTCCGTCCTCTTTAATAACAATTACACAATCGCCAACTTCAAAGTCTAGTTCGTCAGTTATTTCTAAATCTATTCTACTCAATGTGTGCCTCCTTGGCTGTTTCTCCTACAAATAAATGATCTGCAGGATAACTTTTAAATTTGTTTGACCAAAATTCTGGATTAATATATCTGTGTGTCATTTGTAATTGTTCGTCTGTAAATAATTTTAACATCTTTTTACCTGCAGTGCAACCTAACAGCAACCATGGAGACATTTTTCCTTGTTGGATATGTTGTACTGCTCTATTTGTATTAACTAATCTAAAGTAGTCTGACCATTGTGCGTGTTGTTCTCCTGCCCAGTCCATCATTGTTGCAATACTTCTTTGTAAGGCTGTTTCAACTTGCTCGTTTTTAAGAGCATCTATTAGGTATGTTTCGTATAAGTCGTCCCTTGCCCAGTGGTCAAGTTTAATTTTTGACAAGATAACATAGTCAATATATTTTTCTGGATATAAGGGATTTATATGCATTATAAATCTACCAAATTTTACAAATGCATTATAATAAGCCGAACTACAAAATTCGTTATATGTTTTTGGTTTAACATTATGCTGATGTATTTCATAAAATCTTTGGAATACCATAAAAGCATTCTGCACCCACTTCTCATTTTTTTGTAAATGTCTACGTTTAGGTTCACAAAGATGTACTTGCAACGTTCTTTCTCTAGCAAACGTTTTATCGCAATAGGTACACTTATTTAGATTCGAATCCATGTGCCTCTAATAACTCTTCAAGTTCTCTATCTGTAATAATTTTATCTAATACTTCTAAATCATCTTCTTTAGTATTTGGAAACAATTTTAAAAGTTGTTTTAAAGATTTATTTGGTATACGTTTCATTGGTTTAATCCATGGGTGGAATTGTTGTTTTAATGCTCCACACATAGCAGTTAGGATCCATAATAGTTTTTTGTGTTTTGTACCAAGTGTAAAACAATGTTTGTTAACGCATTCATTAACCATTTCTACATAGTGTTCAACATAAAATTGATCTTTAGATGAAATGCTCGAAGCATATCTCATCAACATATATGGTGAGTATAATGATTTTTCGTGATCGTCTATTCTGTCATAATAGTCTTTATTACGAAAGTCTACGGCTTTAAGTCCGTTCCTTAATTCAAAAAATTTTCGGTTCTGCTTTGGCATATATTTCTGTGTATCCTAATGCAAACTTTGTTGCTTCAAATTTATCTACAAACTCTAATACTACATGATGTTTTACAACAGCACAATGAATCATTTTTAACTCTTTCTTTTGTATGTACTCCATAAGATTATCCATAAAATGTCTGTCCATTAGTATAGGCATAAGTTTCTTATTGTTGCCAACAGGCATATCCATAAACGGTGCTTTTATTTTTACTTTAGTACCTTTTTTTCTTACCATACTGATCCATAATCTAATTGTTCACATTGTCTAGATATATCTTTTACAAAATAAGCACACGTAGGTTTAGGTCCGTTAGATAAAGGAACAGCAAGTAACTGTCCAGATTTTATTTTTGGAAAATACCATTTAACTTCTGTATAGATATCCACAACATCAATTGGATAAAAATCCGGTTTACTACTAGATAGCGGATTAAAAGTAAATGCATCAAATCCTCGATCATTTAAACTTGTAATTGGTAGTACGTGCATTTCTTGTTGTCCTGCTTCTCCTATTAACATTTTCCAATCTAGTGGCATATTTAATTTCCATTTGCCTATTTGTAGTACTGCCGCCGGAGCATTGAAACTTTCTAAAAAAATTAAAGGTATGTAAAAGAAATCTGGTTCTTCAGGATTTGCATTATCTAATACTGCAAATCGTAATTGTTCATCAACATATTCTGGTATTTTTTCTAATGTATATGTTCTATTTTCTAAAGTAAGTATTTTCATATGCTATTCTTTATTATATAAAAATTAAGCCATAACTACAACCACTAATTAAAATCGTTTTTATAATCTATTTTTTCAATTTTAAATGGATAATTAGCCTCTTTGTAAAATTTTTTTCTTTGTGTTAAATGTCTTTTTGCATACTTACAACTACTAGTTATATCCCAAATTTGTACATGATCTTTGTCTTTTGCTTTTCTTATTCCTCTTCCTATGCTTTGTATTACACGAACAAAGGATTTACCAGATTCAATAAGAACAAGATTAAATATCCTAGGAATATTAATACCAATACTAGCCACCCCATATGTGGCAATAATAATTTTGGTTTCTGCTGTAGACACCTCGTCATAGTGTTCTTTTCTTTCTATGTTTTTAGTTGCTCCAGATATAAACACTGAATCTTTTATTTTTTTATTAAGTTTCTCACCTGCTGAAATTCTATCAACAAGTATAAGTGTATTGCCTGATGTTGCAATATCGCTAATTGTTTTTGCAATCCATGTTGTTCTAGTGTCGTCAGTTGTAAGCCATTTTAGTTCTTCTGGATAGCTTTTAAATATCGGATGGTCTTGTGTTTGTAAAACATTAACATGACATTTTGCTAATACACCTTTGTCTTGTAATTCCTTTGCAGGGATTCTGTGTGTAACGTCACCTAGAGAACATTTTATTCCCATAAATTCATATTCTTCTTTAGGTATTGTTCCTGTTAATCCCCAACGTATACCTGCGTTTGCAAATGCTCCTGTTAATAATCTTTTTAGTACATCTGCTTTTGCCATATGTACTTCATCAACAATTACTGTTTGAATATTTTGCATTACTTCTTTAAATTCTACTTTATCTTTTTTCTCAAGAACATTAATTGATTGCCAAGTTGCGATTGTATTATATCTGCCTACTTCTTTTCTGTCGCCAAAATAAACTCCTGTATCTAAATTACACGCAAGAAAATCTTCTTCTGTTTGTGTTACTAAACTTTTATTAGGTACTATTGTTAATGTACGCCCATAAGGTTCGACTAATCGACACAGTGCGGCAGTAATAATTGTTTTACCTGCGCCAGTGGCAATTTCTTGTAGGCTTTGTGGTGTCTCTAAAAATTTATTAATTGTTTCAACTTGGTAGTCACGTAGTACAATTGGTTGTCCAGCACAAGGATGATTTGCAGGCCACGTAAGATCTGATAGATAATTTTTATCAATTAATT